GTCTTTTCATATACCGACCAGGTTACTCCCTCTTCTGAGAGTGCCGCAATAATATCTGTTTTGTTTTTAAGCCCGTCAATTTCTACACCGAAATCTTCGGCAATCTTTTTTAGTTCAGCTATTTTTAATGTCTCAAATGACATATATTCTCCTTGCTCTAAGTAATTCAATTATAGCATTGTTAAATTAAAAGGAAAAGCCCCCAAAATTTAATTTAGGGGCTTTTCAGCAGATCTAAATCCTATATATTAGGAAGCGACCTTAATATTCTTGACAACGACCCAGCAGTCTGCCTGCTCGATTTGAACGCCTACACGAGTATACATTGTGTACTCAATAGAGTCCTTACGTGGCCAGAAGAATCTGTAGACTGTTACGTCACGCTTGATACCAATAACAATGTTATTTGGGAATGTCAAGTGTAGATCTCCATGTGAGCCTGTTGCTCCTGTGTGAGTTCCTGTCTGTGTTTCTGGAAGAAGTGGAACTTCAACAAGAGGAATACCGAATGCGAATGGTGCAACAAATCCTGCTGGACCACCTAGTTGTGGATTAGCTCCACGGATAACGCTTGATGCGATATCTTGTGGGTTAGCTGATCCATCTGCACCCAACTGTGATGTTGAGTATAGATAATCCTGGATCAAGTTTGAACCAGAAAGGAAGCGAAGGTCAGCACGGCGCTGCTTGTACTTACGTGGCATTGCCTTAAGTGCTGAGTTAAATACTGCACGAGAAATATTTGCTCCTGCTGCATCAACTACACGACCTGTTGCCTTTGACTTCTTTACAACACCATCAAATGACTTGTAAAGAGCATCGGATGTAAGAGATGTATCTCCATTTAGAAGAACATCTTCGATGTCGTTTCCTGCTTGTGTTGCCATCAAACGTGCAATATGATCTTCTAGATCTGCACCTTCGATATTGTCCTCAAGGGACTCTGTTGAAAGCTCCCAGTCCATGCGGAGTTTCTTTGTTGTTAGAGAGATCTTTGAGAAAGTTACAGCGCTATTTGCTGCTGTATCGTCTCCTTCAGTAGCAAGCTTCATAAGCTTTTCGCCAACTGACATACGATCAATTTCTGCTGTATCTGCCTTCAATCTTACTGTACGTGCGACCTTGCCGATTACGGTTGCGTCGAACATATAGTCAAGGAAGCGAGCAGATTGCTCTGGGTTTAGAAGACCACCGTTACCTGCTTCAGCTGCACGGTGTACTCCACCTGCAGTTGTGTTAGAAGCAAAAGTACCTGTGGTTGTTGAACCAGCAGCAGCTTTTTCTAATAGTTCATTGCTCATTGTTTTTTACCTACCTTAGTTAAATATTTCGTTCACGGAACCGAGGAAAGAACCGTTCCATTTAGATTTCTTGATTGTTACCTCTTCTGATCGGCCAAGATCGGAAGACTTCTTAATTGCTGTCTCTGCTTCTACTGCATCGACACGCTTTTGTACTCCTGAAAGAGTACTCTTTACTTCATTTACAGCATTTGACAATGCTGTGTGTTGTTCTGCCAACTCTGAAATTCTGGTATCTACGCTCTTGCTGAATGTCTCAACTGTTTCCTTAATTGATGCAACTTGAGCAGCATTTGATTCAGACGCCTTGTTTAGAGTATCTGAGAAAAAGCCTTTTAGTTCGCCCAACATTTTTGCAAAATCAGGTTCTGCATTGACCTCAACTTCTGATACGTCGGCTGCCTTCTCCAGAGTTTCGGCAGGAGCGTCTTCTGCAGGTGCTTCTGCTGCTTCTGCGGCTGGAGCCTCTGCTTCAACTGCAACTGCTTCGGCTGGAGCCTCTGCAACTGGAGTTGTCTCTTCTGCAGCTACAACAGTCTCTTCGACAGTTGCTACTGCTTCTGTATTTTCTGACACTTCATTACCTCCTTCTGCGTTTGCCTGTTTTGCAATTGTTTGTGTATCAGGCAACGGTAATCTTGACTTCTTGAATGAAGCAAGAATTTTATCTATTTCTTTAGCCTTGTTTGTGTCGTTCGACTCAACCCAACCAATTAGTGTGGCTGGATTTCCTGTAACTGGAGAATTGTATGAGGAATCGGTAGAAATGAATATTGAGTCTGAATCCTCACAATAAAAAATGTTCTCTGTTACAACGTCTGCCGCCAACCCCTTAAATATAAGTTGTCCATTCATCTTCTGAATTGACAAGATATTGCAAAGTTCGTTTGCAGGGGAATCTACAACAGACAATTCTACTAGTGCATATTCTTTAATAAATCTTACTGGCTTACCTGTAGACTTATTAACTTCATTCTCTGAATCTACTATCTTTCCGCCAATTGAAA